CAAATATTAGAAGATCACAAAGGTTTGCTTGTTGAAGCTGATTTTGAGTTAGTTAAAGAACAAAACAAAGAAGAACATTTACAAGAAGATAGTAATAAACAACCGAAATAAGTTTTGTAAATACAATTAGAGATATTCAATCTTCGTAATGACCCCAATGGGATAAACGTTTCTGTCGCCGAAAGAGGTAACCATTTCATTTTCAATTTCATAAGATGAAAATGTCATAACAATTTTATCATCTTTATGGAAGAGATGTCCTTCGCTGACGCAGGTGCTACACTGCATCTCCTGGAATTCATCTTCATCAGCCCAACCTGTATCACCAAGTATGTCAATCCAATGAACTCTAACTCTAGGATATTTGCTAATGCTCATTCTACATAAGTAGAGTTTTTACCCCCCTAATGCAAATTAAATTTGCAAAAGGGGGTCGCGTAGCGGAGTACATGAAAATCCAGCAAAATGAACAATTTGTCATTTTACCCACTAAAATGAACAGTCTAAAAAAGATATATAAATCAATAAGCTATTCCTGCCGTGGCGAATCGTTGATTTAAGCGGCTCCAGAATCGTTGCACGCCAACACTTTTTTTTCCGTGGCGGACCTCAAAATCGTCTACAATTATTGTATACCAACACTTCTAGACGATTCACGCCACGAAAGCCACGCGCCACGACCCACGAAAATATTTTTTTTTATTTTTGTACCCCTAAAATCTCCCTTATGTAGTGGCGGAATATTAAAAATCCACGATCCACGTTACGCGCTCCATTTATCATTGACCTGCCACAATGATCTGATATTAGCGAATCGCGGATAGGAGGTAATTTAGCATGGCTAAAAAGAAACAATCAATCGAAGATCTTTTAGATGATATCAGAGTAAAAATTGATGAACTAGAAGATAGAATCAACGAAATCGAACAATGTGATCACGATCACGACGATGACGAAGATATAGACGAAGACGAAGACGAGGACGAAGACGAAGATGAGTAAACAAATGGTGTGGGGCCTAAAAACTCCACACTAAAAACCCATATCAACAATTTCTTTATAGGTTCTTTTCAATAATTGTGGGTATTCAGGATTAGTAGAATAGTTATATAACAAGTTAAAATATCGGTTTGGATCATTAATACGGAGTTTAAACTGTAATTCACGTTCATTTCTAAATGATTTATAAGCATCTTTCGTATTAAGCAGATTTATATAATAGTCTATAGAATGGCATTTAGATTGAAATTTAGCCACTCTAAACGATGCATTTGGGTTTCCACGAGGTGTCATGCCGGTATGTAAATTTTTAAACTGATATATGCCCATTAAATTGTTTCCTTCTAAAGCATAACGACTACGTCCATAATTGGATTCTAAAGCTGCCTGTGTGAGTAGTAATTTTCTTGGTATTCTTTCTTCTTTTTTATATTTTTTATCAAGATAATCCGCGCATTTATTGACGGATTGTATAAATTCTTTGTTGTTCTTATAGCCAAAGGCGGGCTGTGATAACACAACAAATAATATAATAACAACCCAAATAACGATTGCAATTCCGTAAATCAGTACATAATCTTTTAAATTATTCACGTAATCCTCCTGCGATGTTAGTTGATTTTTAGCTTATCCTGTTCCCTTTCGACAGGTTTTCGCTGGCCCATAAGGGCTGTAAGTTTGTATAGTGAAAGCATTTTGCCTGTTCTTCAGGTTTTGTCAAGTCAAAAGAAGAGCAAGGAAGTACGTGGTCTAAATGCCAGAGGTGTCTATTTTCCCAAGTCATTCCTGGTTTAAATTTACATTCTATCCATGTTTTTAAAAAATCTATATGAGGAATACCTAAAAGTTCCATAGTTTTTTTAGATTTAATAGTGCCTTTTAATGCTCCTTTTAATCTAGCTCTTAATCTTTTTTTTAAGATTAAATTTATATCTGTTTTAAGTCTTTTTCTTTCATATTCTACATTTTTTTTTATTATTTTTTCTCTGTTTTTATAATATGATTTAATATTAATTTCATTACTTCTTTTTTTATTTTTTTCTCTCCAAAGTTTTATTTTTTCTGCGTGTCCTTCTTTATTATTTTGATAATATTCCTTATTATATTCTTTTCTTTTTATAGGATCTTTACGGGGCATTATTTTTTTTGATTGTAGTATTGATCTAATCTTCTTAAAAATTTGTGTTTATAATTTTTAATTTCATATCCACGGATCACGAACTCTTGATAAACATTATTTGGATCACACATCATAATAATACATTTATCAATTTGAGTTCCATAAACATGGTCATGGGCCATTGCATAAGCTGAAATTTGTATAAAATAATCTTCAATCCATTCTCTTTTTTTAGGACGGTTTGTTTGTTTAAAGTCAATAATGCTGTCACATCCAATGTGTTGAGCTACTAAATCTGTAGCTCCAGCATACAAATCTGGATAATATAAGGTAGCTTCCATGCCGTAATATTCGTTGATTTTGTTTTTTAATCCATTGTCTATAATAGTTTGTGCCATGTTATGAGCATTGCGTCCTACATCAGTTAAATCTAAATGATATTGCCCTGTTAAATAACTTTCTATTATTTTGTGCATAGCCGTGCCACGCGTTGCAGAATTATCCACGATCCGCGCTGCTTCATTCTCGCCAACTCTTAACTTCCACGCGGCAAGTGCTTTCATCTTCTCCGGTGGTTGTGTTGCAGATAGTATTGTAGTAACCGATGGAAGTTTAGCAGCACCTAGATCATAGTGCCTTTGTCCATCAATTGTTGAACGTGTTGATTTAGGATAGATAAATTTAGGATTGTGTTTCATTAGTAATAACCACTTCCTGATTCTTTTAATTTTTTTTGTCTTAATAAATACCTAGGATCATTTCTATTGATTTTTTTCATGTTTTCTGATCTTGAAACCCATCTTAAATTATTTAAATTAAAGTTCATAATATTTCCATCAATGTGATCTACATCAGTTAAATTTAATGGATTAGGAATGAAAGCTTGTGCTGCAGCCCTATGAATACGAATTCCATAACCAGGAACAGCAAATCTAGGATAATGATCTGTAGCAGTTGAACTAATTGTTAAAATTTTTCCTGTTTCTCTATTTTGTACGTAAGGAAAAATAGGTCCTTTATTTTCCATGTATGGATTTATTCCACCTGTTTTATGTATAAAATAAACACCTTTTTTAATATCACTAAATTTTTTACAATTTTTTCTCCATATGTCTTCTGGGATGTTTGATATATCAAATGAATCAAAATCATTATAAACAATTATTTCTGGAAATAAAAGTAGTTGAGACATTAATGTAATGTTTGATGATTAAAAGGTTTTATATCTTTAGATTGTTTCATTATAGTTTCCATGGCTTCTTTAAATTCTCCCTCATGTCTAAAAACAGTTTTATACAATCGCATAGCTTGTGCCATCATCGTTGATGCAACCATTTGTGGTTCATTATAACGCAATACAAGTTCAACCATTTTATCAAACAGTTCATTGTAGATGAATTCAAGTTCTAAATCTTTTTTAGCTCTTTTCATATAAAGTTTTAAACACACGTTTCTTTTTTATATGACACCAATAACCATAGTAGCCAGATATTTTTCTTTTCATTTGTACATTATGATACTTAAGATTAATAATAACCAAGTTATGACAATGAATAACAACCAATAGTTTGGTTCGAAATTATCTAATTTCATATCACAGCTCCTGCATCATCAATGTTTTCTAACATTTCTTCTTCTGTAAATGTTACCTCACCTTGAGATTTGCAATTTTTACATTGATAAACTTCACCATAGCAATCTCTACGATATCCATTACCACCACAATCATGACAAATGATTTTATGTGTCCTGTTTTCCGTGTCCATTTGTTCTTTCTCCTCTGTTTTGTTTATAGAACTTTATTAGTTTGTTAAGCATTTTAGATCTAGTTCTACTAGTCTTTTCTGCCATAACTCCTAATTCTTTCCAATCTGCTATAGCAACAGAAAGGGACTTATATTTAGCTGTATCAGCCATTTTTCTTCTCCTTTTATTGTTTATACTCTCTATGAAACTATATGGGAAGATATACTATAAAGTCAAGTGTTGCATTAATTTTATTTTTGGTGTATTGTGGACATCTCTTCTCACACCTTTTGTTTGCTCGTCCTAGTACAACTAGGGCGGGCATTCATTATCTTCTTCCTTGACCTCTATATTCTTTTCTTCGATTACGTTTATTAGGTTTTTTAGAATGACGACCTGGTCTTTTTTTATTAGTTCGTTTGATGAAAGTACCGGAACCTGATTGAACTTTACGGGCCATTCTTATCTATTTCTGTCATTAAACCAATTCTTTTACTGTTGGTGATTGGAATATATTTAATAACACCATTGATATATTGTTCTACTTCTTCTCCACACAAAGAACATCTGTAAAAATCTTTATATAAAAATAATAAAGGTGACAATAAATTACAATAAGGACATATGCCGTGCTCTATTCTAGCATCTAACTTTAAATGGCTTCTAAATTTTTTTGTTTTCTTTGGCATTTATATTATAGAACATATCATCAGAATCATCTGTCTTCCAATCTTTATTTTCTACGTTCCATTCCGTAGTTTGGACTTTATAATCCGGCCAATGTGTTGAAGTTGTAAAGCTAGGCACACTCCACAGAATACGATTATTAGGTTGAGCTGCAAAAAAACCGTTATCAAGAGCCAAAATGTGAGCACACTTATGCTGATCAGGTATTTCGGAATGTTCAGTATCGATAATATTAGATTCCGGATGTGCCCAATCCACAGTGAATAAATATTCTCCATGATAAAACTTTTTATTTTTTCCTAAATATTTACAGCGTTGTCCAACTAAAAAATCAAAACAAGTAACAGAAGGATAATAACTAAATGAATTCCACAACTCAAGATCTTCGAGATCTGGATGTTCCATTTGTCCTTTATGCAAAGTACCGCTGTTTCTTCTTTGAAGAAAAGCAGAGATAGGAAGCCGCCAATATATTGCACCATTCGTAAGTAAAGCATGAAATAAGATTGCACGCCCCGGAATACTTGCAATAGCAAAGACCACACAATCTTCAGTTTCGCCGTGATGTTTTCGTAAGTCATATAAATATTCTCTCCTTATTTTACAGTATATGGGTGGTATATTAGCATTTAAATAAGACATTGTATATTATTTAATATCACCCCAATTTTCTCCAGATTCATAATCTACTTTGTTAGGTATTTCCAACTTAACTGCTGATTCCATAATTTCAATTATTTTACTTGCATGTTCTGATGATTCAACTGATATATCAACTTCATCATGTATTTGTATATGAGGTATAACACCTTCTTCATGTAATCGTATTAAAGACATCTTTGTCATATCAGCTGCTGATCCTTGTATTAATCTATTTAAAGCTCTATAAGTAAAAGCTCTTTTGATACCAAAAGTATATTCCTTTTGTGCATCTTCCAATTTTTTAGGTGTCCCTGTATTAAATGTTAATGGTTCCCACATATCAAAATGACAAATTCTTCCTTTTAAAGTTCTAATAACTCCAGATCGTTCTGCCTTATTGGTTGTGCTCTTCATTAATTGTTTTATAAATGGTGCTTTAGCATGATACTGTGCAATTAATTTTTCAGCTGCTTCTTTCATTAAACCTAATTCAGCCATTAATTTATTTTTACCCATACCATACATCAATCCAAGATTAATTGTTTTAGCTTGAGATCTTTCAATGCCTGCCATCTTTGCAACTGCTGCATGGAAATCTGCCTCACCATTAATGTATGCATTTGCAATTTCATCAATACCATCTAACTTTTGTAGTTTAGCGTAGTGAACTAAAATTCTTGGTTCTTGTTGTGAATAGTCAAATACTCCCCACTTACAATTTTTTTCTGGAATAAATATAGATCTAATTAATGGACCTAACTCTTTGTGTCTTACCGGAATCTGTTGTAAGTTAGGATTAGACATTGAAAATCTTCCTGTTACCGTTCCACCATCATCAGATCTAATTTGATTTATATCTGCATGAATTCTTCCATTGTAAGAATGTTTTGTAATTGTATCTATAAAAGTTGTGTGTGCTTTATTAATCTCTCTTGCATTTGCAATTGACTGTGCAAGTTCATGTGGATGATTTGCTAAAAAGTTTCTTGTAAAACTTGGAGCTCCAGTCTTTTCTGTTTTATCATATGGAAGTTCAAGTGCATCAAATGCCTTTGCAATAGATGCTGCAGCCCATAATTCTACATCAATTTTGGTTAACTCCTTGATTTTAAACAACAATTTCTTTTCTTCTTCTATTAATTTTTTCTTAATTTTTTCTGCTTTTTCTAAATCTACTCTTACACCTTTAAATCTCATATCTACTAAACAAGGAAATAATTTTGTTTCCATATCAAAAATATCTACAAGATCTTGTTTATTAATTTCTACTTTCATTTCATGCCAAAGTTTTAATGTAGACTCTGCATCTCTTTCTGCATACTGACCAACAAACATAGAAGGAAGTTTCCATAAATCTTTTTTAGGATTAATTCCATATTCTTTTGCTGCGGCTTGTAATACTGCTTCATCCTTACCAATACCTGCATATTCTTTTGCGAGTGTATCAAGACGATAACTTAATCTATTCTCATCAACAAGTGATGCTGCAATCATAGTATCTCTAATATTTTTTGGTAATGTAAGTCCTGTTGATCTTAACCAACATACGTCATACATTGCGTTGTGAAATATAAATGTAGCATCTTGTTTAAATAAATCTTGTAACCAATTTAAAACTAATTTCTTATCCATGTTGCCACCACCATCATGAGCTATTGGATAATAAGCTGACCATCCTTCTACTGCTACTGCAACTCCTACAATTTTACCACGACCAACCACGTTCCCCGATCCGAGTTCCATTAAGTCCGGATCACAAGTCTCTAAATCTACTGCAATTTCTTTATGACCTCGTAGATCTTTTAATTCTTCTGGAACCACCCATTCTGTTTGTGGTGTAAATAAAACTTGTTGGAATGTTCTTGTCATTTATCTTTATAATCTCTTTCTAAAATCATTTCTAAATAGTGAATCGCTTTTAAAATATCTTCTTTTTTACCTTTCAATCTATGACGACAAATATATTTAATTGCATTGCCTTCAGCGAACGGTAAATTGTTTTCGTTAATGAAAACAGATGGTTGTATTGCCATTTGTTTGTAGTGCTTACCACCGACTTGTCTAAAAAATACTTTATTGCTCATATAATATATGCCTTGTTAAAATCTCTTGGATCTACAATGTGAAGTTCTTTTTTAGCTCTAGTGCAAGCTGTGTAATATAATCTATGTAAATCATCTGGATCATCTTCACTTTGTCTTACAGCTGCAGCAGTTAAATCAGTTAGAATACAAATATTATCTTGTTCACCACCTTTAAATGAATGAATTGTAGACAAAAGAATTCTAGGAGTCTT